AGAAGTTTGGTTAGTAGGTTGTGTTTGTGTACTGTTAAATAAATTTGATTCTTCTCTTCTTCTTTTTTCAAGTCCAGGTAAATAACCACTTCTAGCTCCTGATTTAGGTCCTTGTGAATATATTACATCTCCTGCTGCATCTAGGTTGCCAGCTTCAATATAGTATTTAATTTTTCTACCGTACCCTCGTTTACTAATAAAAGCAGCTCCAGCATTATATCCTAAAGAAGTTAAAGCAGCTCTTTGGTTATCATTAAGTTTGTTCCAGTTTTCTTCTCCTAAATCTTTGGCTATTTGATTTGAATATTTATCAATAGAGTAAGCCTCTAAAGTAGCTAATGCTTCTTCTCTTGTAACAGTCATTCCTTTTGTAACAGGAATTAATTTTCCATCTCTAAGCACTTTGTCGCTACCATATCCAGCTCTATAAGCATTTTCATCCCATTTTGCTTTATTTGAAAATCCTTCTTTTTTAGAAATATACTCTGCAGCAATTTTTTTCCAATTGTCAGCAGTAGTATTATTAGCAGGTGGAGCAGGTGTTTCCTTGTTTGTTACCATATTTGTCATAGAAGTAAAAGAAAATGGCTCACAGGTTCCTGTGTAGGCATTAAAAAATGTTCCATCAGGGCAATTTTTTTCAGGAATTCCACCTTTAGCATACTGAGGAATTCCTCCGTATTTAGCAACAGCTACTGTTTCTGAATTACGGCCAGCCATTTTTTCTTGCATAGCTGCAAGTTGTTGAATATCAGCTTGTGATCCCGAACCTTTTAATATTTCTTTACTTCTTTGAGCAAATGATTTTCCTCCTAATTTTAAATATTCAGAAAATATATAATCTTGTTTTTTACCGTCTTTCATTTTTAAAGGTAACATTACTTCGGCATTTTCTACCTCAACTAAAGGTTTTCCATTCTTATCTTTTTCTATAATAATTCCACCTTCTTTGTGAGAAAGGCCTTTAAATTCTACAGCATCAGTACCTTCTATAGGTACAATTTGTCCTCCTGGAACTCTTTTAGTTCTTCTATCTTCTTGAATGCCTGTTACTCCACCAGTTTTTGCAACTTGGTATTCATTAGTAAACTTATTGTTCATGTTAGTAGAGGAATTCAATCCAAATCCTGTATCAGCACTAGTGAGTCTAGAGTTAATATAGGCTGATTGATATGCCCCTCTAAGCTGACTTTGATCTCTTTGCAATCTATCTGCTTCTTTCTTAGCTTGTTTGTTTTCACTATTAGCTTTAATAATTCCAACACCTGCACCAAGTCCTGCACCTATTAATCCCCCTGCACCTGGAAGAAGCATGTTTCCAAGAACAAATCCTGTACTTGCACTTTTTAATCCTGATCCAACTATATTACCCGTGTTCTCTGCATTTGTAGAAGTATAAGCACTGTTATCGTTAGTTTTATTTTTAATTATAGTTCCTGCAACATTTCCAGCAACTCCAATAAGACCACTTGTTAATGCAGACATTCCACCTGCAGTTGCTCCTGCTGTATTAGCTAATGTAGTAGCATCTGTAGCAGTGTTTGTTACAATAGGTGCACCACCAATTCCTGTAGCTCCAATGTTTAAAGCTCCTGGGGTTTTTGCTAAATTAGTAACAATAGGAGCTCCCCCTATCCCTGTTCCTGCTGATACTCCAGTTTTTACTGTATTAGCAGCAATGGATGATTGTAATGTAGGGGCTACAATTCCTGTAGATACAGGTAACCCTGGTATACTAAACTTTCCTAAGTTCCCTGCTTTCTGATCAGCAGCTGCAGCCTGTATTAATTGAGTTGAGCTATTCTGAACAGCTGAGTCAAGTTGTTGATTTTGAGCATCTTTAAGTGCCTGCTTCTTTGCAATAGCTTGTTGACGTGTTAAATTTACTTGATCTTGCATAGTAACAAGATTTTCATTAGCTGCTTCTTTATCAACTTGTCCTAAGTAGTAAGGATTCTGCCTCATCATAGATAATGAACCCATATTAGAGCCACCTTGAAGATACTTCTTAGGTTGATTTAGTTTCTTAAGTTGTGTCTTTGCCATAGTGGTTATCTATTAGAAGTTCTATAAGCAGCTTTAGCTGTATACAAATTTACCAAATTTTTAGCTTGATTGTTAGAAATTAAACGTATACCTAAAAATTTGTCTACAAACTTTCGTTGATTATACCAAGCTTTGTTAAAGTCTAGATAATTAGGATTAATAACTCCTTCAACTAAAAACATAGTATTGGTATCTGATGTTGTGTACGTTCCAGTGTACAAATCTCCATGGACATTGATTTGCCCTTGTACAAGATTAGTATTGAAACTAATTGCAGAAAGGTCACGGAAAGCATTAGTAACCCAAGTATTGTCTGTTTTACGAATGTTTGATAAGTAAGATAAATCTGTTTCCCCAGAGTTTTGAGTTGTATTGTAGACGTAAAAACTTGTAAATCCAGTATCAAATTTATTATCATACTGTCTAAGACTTGTTGCTTCTTTTCTAAATACATCTGCTACATAAGAAACAGATGTGAAAATTTTATTTACAGCTTTGGTCGAAGAAACAGCACCTGTAGTAGTTGTAGTAGTCTCTCCAGTATATATAAACTCAAATTCAAAATTATGAAGCCTGTTATAAAAATTGCCAGGGTTATCGTAATCATGATGTTCAAAAAGATATGCAGGATTCGACGGGTTAAAGCTGTATAAGTATCTTGAATTATATGCATACATTGGTGGGATATAGGAGTGACGGCTGGCCCATACTGTAAAATCGTTAGAAAATGATATAGTCCATCCACCTTTTTCGAAGTATAGTCCTTCAACCAATGGGATGATAATTTTACTTGTTGTTTCAACAAAATAATTATGTGATGCATCGTAATATATATTCCCACTTGCAAATTCATTTTGAAAGAGTTGAGTTGGTACTAACTCTCTTTTTGTAATTAATGTTCTTTTAAATAATGGGTCATAGGTAACTAAAAATCCAAAACGTCCTGTTGGGGCATCTTGGTTAATATTCATAGCATCTAAATTAAGACCGTAGTTTTCTACTGCAAATGGGATAAAGTCACGACTCCAGGTACCAAGTCCAATATCACTTAAATCTAATACTTTTGCACCGATTAAGAAAATCTTTCTTGTTTTTCTAGATACAAAAATATATCCGTCTTTAGTAACTAATGAACCTAGTTTATTATAACTTCCTAGATGTCCTTCAGAAGATTGTACAAATTCATCAGGCTCTTGAGCAAACAAATCTCCAGATCCAATGTATGCTTGGCTAGTGTCTCCAAGTTCCATGGTCTGTTTACCTTTAGTTCTAAATAAACTCTTTTCAGTATGAATGTAGATAAGAGCATCTAGGTTAAAGATGTTTGTAATAGCTCCTTTATTTTGTCCAAAGTCTTTATACTGTATTCCTAAGAATGATCTGTAAGCATCGTTAAAATTCCCATCTTGAGTGTTGGACCTGATTATACGATTTGGATAAAGATTAGTTGATCTTTCTTTTTTAGGGAATGGAAATGTTACTCTTATATCTTGTTGAGCTGAGTACTGATCTTCATAAAGAAGGTTGTCCATCTTAGTTAAATCGTAAAGAGGAGATTTGTAAAGTACATCAGCTGCTGTAAACTTGTCAAAATAAACTGAAGATGCTGGACTTACTCCGGCCTCTACATCACCACAGTGACGGAAATTAATATTGTCATCAGATTCTACAATAAACTGATAGAGTGTTGTAAATGGATTTACATTACCTCTTCTCCAGTTATTTGAATTTGCTATTGCAAGTTCTCTGTAAGAATTACTAGTAGGACCTCCAGCTAAAACATCATAATTACCAGTCTGACCTGTACTAATATTAAAAGGAATATCACTGTACATATTTGGAATAACTCCAGCACTAAATGGGTCTTCATTAACTCCTCTTTTAAAGAATGTTAATGCATAACTTTGAGAGGTAGTTCTGTAACCGTATCTGCAAATGTATGTATCTCCCCCAAAAATATTAGCACTTACAGCACCATTATAGTAACTGTAAAGTTTTCCATTGAATTCCATTTGAGGATTTTCAATGTTTAACCCTAATAGACTTTGGTAAAACCCTGTCCATACTAGTTGCTGTTGATCGAATGGTTCAAATACATCTGTCTTTGCAGAACAGAGATTTGCTAAATAAATATTTTGTCTTCCTTTATCTGCATTACACTTAATTAAATATGCATTATCAAGTGTATCCCAATCTCTTGCTGTGTAACCCTGTAAAGCAGGTAGTCCAGAACTTAACCCAATAGTGATATTACTTTCTCCACTATTGTTTACAAGATAGCTTGCACCTTTAAATGCTGTAGCCGATATGTTTTTAAGGAATGTTAGTCCTGCCACATAAGTAGCACTTTCAGGAGCAATAGTAAATATAGATTGGAAAGGAGATATTAATTGATCTTGCCTTCTTGCCCCTGAATCAAGTTGAATAGAATCTGAGCCAACATCTGTGTTAGAGTTACCAGGGGCCCAATATTTAGCTCCTATAAGAACGTAACCCCTCATTGCAGTTGGACCAAGAATGTCATAATCAGTCTCATCAGGATTTTTACTAAAATCAATTGTATTTGCTAAATCTGGATGCACCCATGCATGCTCATCATCTCCGTGACCTGCTCTAAAAGATGTAAATACATTTTGGCTAGACAAAACAGGAGTTTGTAACTGGGCTCCTTTATATCTACCCTCCCAGTTTTGCATTGTTACAATGTACTGCACATCGATGTGAGTAGCTGTTGCTAGTGTGTGTTTTTTACGTAACAGATTGAAATCGTGAAATTTAAGTACACTTTGTGAAAGATATACTTTAGATGTCCAATCTGCTTCTTTTTGAAAAAGGCCTGTTGAAATTGTAGTTCCTGATAAATACCATAAATTAAAGAATGGGCCAGCTTTACCATCAGTTTTAGTTAAAGATAGATTTCCAGCTAAGTATGCTTCAGATGAATGTAACCCACTTTGACCTATAATAGTTTTATTTCCTTGAGTCCTTTTTGCATAGTAAACTTTATAGCCTTGTACCTGCTCTAATATAAATCTAGGGATAGTAATATTTTCTAACTGTATCCCAAGAATTCTAACTTCTTCTTCAAATTTAACTCCTCCAGTTGAATCTGTACTAGTGTCAATATTTGGTGTAGAAAAATCTGTGTCTTGTTTAATGTATGAAAAAGTAGTATTGTGGTTAGATGGCATTTTATGGTGCCTAACATTCAATCCTTTTAATGATCCTGTTTGAATTGGAATACCGTTGTTGTTTGTAGCCCATATATCAAAGTCAGCTGTATTTGGATAATACTCATTTTCATTTTGCCAGTATCCAGTAGTGTTTGTAGTGGTACCAATATAGCTTGTATCTAGATATTGGTAGACTTTAGAAGCTGGATTACTATTAACAATTTCTCCAGTATTTATTGGGATAGTTCCTACTGAGCCTGCCCCAACATCACTCATTAAACTAGTTTCTGTTATTGATCCTCCAATAGCTTTGAAATTACGTCCAGGAATATGGTAAGCAAATGTTTCACCCCCATCTTTTAATATAAATGATATGTAGAAAGAATATACTTCCCCTCTTCGATAAGTTTTCTTTTTGAATAATAGTTCCTCTACATCTCTGTAACCTTTACTTGTGTTTTGTTGGACAGGTTTGATTACACTGTTGATGTAGGGAAATATAGATCCAACTTGATCTGAATCTGGATTGAACAGTTTTGTATACCCATCATTTAAATTGAATATATCATAGTACCTAGGATCAAATTTAGTTATTGATTCTACAACAGCTTTAAGTTGAATGCCATTAGCAAACCTTTGAAACCCAATATCTTTACGTGCAGTTAAGTTAGCTGCATAAAGTTTATTATCTAATTGTGTAAGTGATTTAGCAGTTAAAAATTTTACTTTATCAATCACTAATTTATCTACAGATGATTGAGCAGAGTTCTCTAAACCACTGTAAACAATTTCAACTTCATTTGGATTAAGATTACCAACAGCTGTTTTGTTAATTTCTACAGGTTCTAGTTTATATGCAAATTCTGCTTTTCCAATTAATTGGATAATGTATGGAACTACATATTTATAATCTGGATTTACACGATAAACTGTCCATTTAACAGATTTATTAGTTTGAAACTCGTTAGGAGATCCACTAATAATTTCTCTAGGGATTGTATCCTCAGGAGATGGGACAACGTAAACAGGGTTTGATAAAGTAAGAACGTTAGTTTCTGTAAAATCTTTATCTGCATAAGCTACCCCTAAATAATAAGTACCACTTTCTACTCCCCCACCTTGAAGAATTTCAACTGATTTGAATTCAGGTATTCTTCCAGAATCCATAAATAAGTTAAGAATAGATACGTCTGCTGAAGTGTTTGAGTAAAGATTAGTTTCGACACCTCCATTATCTAAATATTCTATTTGACGAGTAACATTAAATACTCGTGGAGGATTGTATTGACTAATGTATTTAATGTTAGTATTTGGTTCGGTAGTTTCAGTAAATTTATTATCTGTAAAATAAGTTATAAATTCTCCTGTTGGTGATATTCTAAATTCACCTGTAATTGGATGTTCTACATCAAATGCTAAATCTCCATTAACACTATTTTGATTTGTGTTATAAAGCATACGACTTGATTGAGCTGATACGTCGATGTAGAAAATTCCTGAATAACTTACACCGGAATCAGTAACAGCTCCAAACATTAAAAAATCATCATTAGGAAGAGATATCTGTCCTACTACATTAAAGTATCTTGCTATGTTTGGATCTTTTAAAGGAGCTACAATAGAGTTACCTTGTTCACTAGTAATTGCTCCTTTATCAGAATCAATTATTGCATTCAAAGCATCTCTATAGGTACCGTCAATCTGATCGATTCGAGCAGTATCTTTGTTCATTCCTTTTAAAAACTTCTCTGCTTGTCCAGCCATTACTCTTAATTATTAATAGTATCCTCTTCCGTATGATCCACGGTTTAATTCTTCTCTTGTTCCTAAGTTCTCAAAGAAGTTAGCATGTCTGTTTAAGTTAGGTATAAGTCTAACCCACTGATTCATGAATGATTCGTACTTGTCGATACTTGGGTAGTTAGCTGCATTTCTTGCCTGTGTGCAATAAAATTTCCACTTGTTATCAGCAAAATCATACCCAATACCATTCATAGAAGGAATGTAACCACCTAACAACATTTGTTTATAGATGTACCAGAACATAGCTTCTTTATAGCTAATGTTGTCTGGAACCATTGGGTAACAATCTTCATCTGTTGGAAAAGCTGTATAGCTTAAACAAATGAAGCCGTCTTGAAAAGATGTCTTAATATAATCACCATCTACAACATAAGTTTCTTTTGATTTAGCAAATTGGTTTGAACATTTATCACAGTGGATATGTCCAGGGAATGTGCTTGTACCGTATTGAAGTGGGGATAGTGGTTGTGCAGCATTCATGTAGATGTTTTCTACAACTGAAAGTCTTGCATTGATTTCACGAAGTTGATAGTTGTACCCAATTTTATCATTAGGATTTGCTAAGATAGCTTCGTTTAATGTTTTAACTTCTGCTAGTAAGTCAGTAAGTTCAGTAGAAACTGATGGGTTAGCTGCATTGTTTACAGCAACTTGATTAATAAAGTAAAGATCGTTAGGCATTATTGCCTTCCAATCTTTAATTTGAAGAACACAGCCTTTGGTGCTAAGTTGAGGTGTAGCCCCAATATGCTCAAGTGCTTCTCCAGTCCATTCAACTGCATCATCGATCCAGTTATCTCCAGGAGGTTTTAAGTCCCTCATAACCTTTCGGATTATTGCTTTACTAGATACAAGTTTGTAGATCATCGTTTCTTAAATTTCAAATATGCTATATCGTTTGTTTTTAGCAGTGCTATCAACTTCTCTTTGTTTCCTTTCTTACCTCTAGTGGCGTCAAATCTGTAAGCAGACTTGTTCTTTACTTTAGCTTTGTACTTACTCCAATGATATTTACAGTAGTATTTATCAGTGTAATATACTTGCCATTTTTCCCCTTCTCCAGTTGCACTATCGAACAACTTTACTCCCTTCTCAATAAGTTCTTTTTTGTACTTATTGGTTTCTAACCAATCAACCGTTAAGTTTCTTGGGTCCCGTTCTACTCTTTTAATCGATAATGTTCCGAGATTACTTTGCATGTTAAACTCATATCCGTCAAGGAGAGTTTCAACTATGGCTAGGTTAAACTCGGAACATATATCAGAAAATATATTAAAACTTATTTCGTCTTCAGTTTCAGTTGTGTAGTCTTTGTAAACGGCTTTTAATGTGTGTGATTTGGTTTGCATTCAATCAACACATTTTTCCACCCATCTTCTTTTTACCTGCAGCAGCCATAGCTTGAAACTTAGACTTACCGTACTTCTTACGACCGGCAGATGCTGCAATAGCTTCAGCAGACTCTTCAGATTTACCTTTGCTTTTTAATCCTTTTACCATAGCAGCAAATCTTCCACCACCACCTGGTTCCATTGATTTAGCCCCACCTTTTTTGTAAACACCTCTACCTTTAAGTATGTCAGCCTGGGTTACTTCACCATCTTTGTTAAGATCTGGAAAACCACCTTTAGCATATTTACCACCCATCATTTTCTTACCTGCCATAGTAGCTTTACCTTCAGCTTGGTTCATACGAGCATTTACCTCCATTCCGGTTTCAGTGCCACCACCCATCATTTTTTTCATAGGAGGTTTTACTCCAGGAGCATCAAAGTTAATTTCTTTGTTTTCCTCCATAAAAGATTCTCCCTCTTTACGGGCTTCTTTCATTACTTTCTTTTTAGAGGTCTTGCCTCCTTTCTTATACATTGAGTTCATGTTTTCTTCTTTTTTAATTTTAGATTCTTGCTTAAGCATTTCTTTAGTAGGCTCTTTGCCAGAACCTTTGTTAGCTCTTATATTATCCCAAAGTCCTCTTTTAGAGTATGACCCGTCTTTTCTTTTAATCAGCTTGCTCATCTTCTTCTGGTTTATTTAACATTTGTCTTTCTTGACGTGCTTTTAATGCTCGTTCAACGTTGAACCAAATCAGGGTTATACCCCCTATAATTCCTATAATCCAAGTGATACTGTTTGTAAACATGGCATATGATATTGTAGCCCATGCTACATTTAATCCTGCCCACTCTCCGTATGTGGTTATCTTGTTTGTGTCAATGTTGAATGCCATTTTATTAAGTATTACCAGTTACTGCAACTTCCACAGTTCCAGATTCTAAGTGATTTGTTAATTCTTGATTGAGGATCGTTTGCTGTTTTAGAGCTAGTAAGTTTGGCTTTCATTCCACACATTCTAGAGCAGAATGAGTTTCTCCTGCTACCACCTTTAGGTTGAGGAGCTTTTAAGTTAGAGCCAGGGTGTTGACTTTCGTAAGACTTTCTGCCTTTTTCGTTCAATCCTCCTTTTGGATTTTTACCTGATTTGTTTTCCCAAGCTGCCATAGTCACAAAGTTAGTTAAAAATTGTTATTCTTTTGAAGATTGTTGTGGAGCACTTGGAGATAAATCTTGCCCACGATCAAGAGTAGTATCTGTGAATGTTCCAGCTAATAATCTTAATTCTCCTTGCATCATTCCTTGAGTAATGCCTTGAACCATATCCATAGGCATTGGGAAGATATCAGAACCTGAATAACAAGGTTGCCCTGCACAGTCGATGAATTCTGCAACCTCTTCTGGGTCTTCGAATATTCCACGTACGTTAACGTAATCAGCACCTTTTGGGTTGAGGACGTATAAATAGTCTTCAATCATAAAGGCCTTAGTATTGTTTTTGGTAAATTTTTCAGCTGAGATGTAATTAGCTTCAAATGCTTTAATCATCTGAATTCTTCCTAATCCTGATACATCCCCTACATAGGTGATAGCTTCTTCAAAGTTAAATCTTACTGTTCTTGGGATTTTCTTTTTGCTACGGTAAGCAGGGCAATCTAAATTGATATTACAGCATTTAGAAAGATCTACTTTCTCTAATTGTACACATTTTAAATCTTGTTCTAAATGACGAGTTACTAGACCATTTCTTGCATAGTCTCTACGTATAAATACAGCACGATAGTGCTTAACGTTAAATTTAATTTGAGCTAACGGGATTACTTCATCCTGAGAGCTACGTCCACCTCTAAATAGATTTAAAAGGTTAAATGAAATTTCATCTAAAGTCATCTTTCTGTATTTTATCTAACATTGCTTTGTAAATATCCTTCAAGTCCTTCGTCGTGATTCCAAATAAATGCCTGAGCTGCCCTGAGTGATTGATATCCCATCTTTTTATGCCATTCATCTAATGCACATATTGAAGGAAGAAATCTCACCTTAACACCTCGGTATTCGTTTACCTGTTCTTTATGGTAATGTCCACAATGAGCTTCTCTAAACTCAGTTGCTGCAAACATTTCCGGTTGTTCAGTGGCCATTATTAGTGGCATATCTGAAGGTTTTTCGTTATCTCCGTGGGTAAACATTATCATGTTTTTCCCGTACTTGTAATATTTTCTTGGCATTGTAGAATTATCTACAGTGACGTTTGGGTCATTTCGGTACCACCCGGCCAGGACATCCCCAGCATAAAACATTCTCTCGTAGTCGTGGTTTCCCGATACAACAATTATATCAACGGGAGCCACATCTTTTAAGAAATCTACTGCTCTAACTATTAGAGTCCAGTATCCTTTGAATGATTCTTTCCATCCTACAGTATCGTGTTGAGGTGTGCCTTTTGTTGTAGCCATTCTCATGCCGTCTGTATTCATACCATCGTTTCCGATTGGGAGAAGAATCTTTTCGATATTTATTCCTCGACCTTTGTTAACCAAATCCTCGATTGTATCAAGGAATTGTTTCTCCATTTCTTCTAAGGTAATATCTGTTAACTTTCCATAGTGAATGTCAGGTAAAGAGATTTCTAAAGTTGACTTCACTTTATAGTCAACTCCTCTGCCTTTAGTTATAACTCTAGTTCTAGGGCTATAACTTGCTGCAAATTCTTCAATGTCTTTTTGAATCTCTTCTGCCGACCTATCATTTTTGGTAACTACAGAGAACCGTTGCTCTCCTCTCATGTTTTGCCAGTATTTAACGGAATTGACCATTGAGTGATCAATCCCGTTTTTATCTAAATACTGTTCAAACTCTGTAATAACATTGTCAGAATCGTTTTCAAGTGTTTCTACTTTTACAACTTTTCTGTTAACTTCTCTACTTTTTGCTCTTGCAATTTTTAATGCTGCAGTAGCATCGTGCAAACTAACTTTAAATTTTCTAGCTACTAGTGCAGGTCCTTTCTTTAAGAACCATGGTCTAGCCGTTAATGTTTGGGTTAGTTCTAGTAGTGTCATTAATATCCGTGTGTTTTTGTATACCAAAGTGTTGGAAGAGAGCTATCAGCTGCATTTCCATTTTGAATAGCTATAACTAAATACAAATCAGCTGCATAATCAATATTTCCTGCATTGACAATTACAGTTCTACCAGCTGCATTTTCAATGTCATCTGTGTTTGCATTTTGAGATGCAGCAAGAACTATAGTGTTAGTTTTATCAATATATACTTGTCTAACCAACTGAGCATGGATATTAGCAGCAGAAGATGTGTGAGTTCCTAATAGTACAGGAGTCCCTGTTAAATCAGGAGTTATATTAAAATACATTCTCATAGTACAGTTTCCTGCAACACCAGTTTTAAACATCCTACCTCTAATTTCTAAAGTAGAAGTTATAGTAGGAGTTATAGTATCAGCTGGAATTAACAAATTCCCAGCAGCTGTGTTTGTAGTGCTACCTGTTACAGAATTTCCTAGTACAACGGCTCCTACGATTCCACCTGTTGATGGTGTAGGAGGACTTATTATAGTTATTATTGTCCCCATTTTTTATCCGTATGTAATTCTTGATGGACCTAATCTATAAACATTTGCTGCACCTGCTTGAACTGCTACCACAAGATAGGGATACGAAACACCAAAGGCTCCTATAGAATTAACATAAGTAAAACTTGAAATCAGACTATCAGAATTTAAACTAGTTGCAGCATCTACTCCAAATACAAAGTACTCATCACCACCCTCAGAATCTAGTATACTTCCTGTAAAAAATGTTCTTTGCATTTTATAGACAGTATTAGCTGCGGTAACCGGAACTGTATATGTGCCTAAAAGTGTATTAAGAGTAACTCCATTAGCAGAAGCATATAGCTTAACTGAAAAATTACTTGTACTATATGGAGGACCTGCATAGTTACCAGTTTGGATTGAAATATCAATCCAAAAATTTCTACCAACTGTAGCAAAAACAGGGGTTGGTGTAACATAAACTCTAGTAAGAGCTGTTGCTGTATTATAAGCATATGATTCACTACCTACTTGAAAGCTAAGATTTCCTCCAAATGTTAAAGTAGTAGGACCAGAACTTCCTCCAGGTTTAGTAATTATTGTCCCCATCATTAATAGGTATAAGCAATTAATAGTGTACTTCCTGTAGCATCGTAACTAAAAGTATTTCCAGGGAATCTGTTTTCAGCCCCTCCTCCATCAAAACTGATAGTTGTTGCAGCAGGTATGCTACTTGTTGACCCACTTACAGTAAGGTTTATAGCAGCTGCTCCAGAATTGCAGAATGATATGCTACTAACAGGAATTGCAATTGCACCTGAAGCTGTTGCTGTAATTAATCCTGCTTTTTTCTTTTGATTGTTTAGACCACCGTCTAACAATGTTTCGACACCACTATTGTAACTCATGTTAGTTAATTATTTTGATTAAAGTTTCTATCTGATCTGCAGATAAGCTTTCAGGGAGAAGTTTTTCATTAATCATCTTGAGTTCTAGAGTTACCTCTTTATCAAGTTCTAAATTTACTTCTGCTATCTGTTGCTTACGAGCATTAATTTCATCCATATGCTCTGCTTCCATTTCTTTTAAACCTTCTTCGTTTTCAGCTTGCATTAGTTCTTGAGCTTTTCTTGACAACTCAATAAATGCTTCTGTAGGAGCAGCCATAACTTCTAAAAAGTCAAGTTCTTTTTTGATTACGTCACAATCTTTTAGGACAATCATTGCATACTTAACTCCTTTTTCTCCACGAGTTTCATGTAATACTTTATACATTTCTAGAAACTCTCTACGAGTAGCGGTGATGTTCACACCGTATCTCTTTTCTTGTTCAACTACGTTCATAACTATTTGTTTTTGGTTTTTACTTATTTATTAGATAGCAGAGTCGTATACTCTGATCCATTTATCCACTCCGTTAATTTGTACTTTAATTGCCCCAACTTTATTTCCAGCTGAAGCAGTAGAAGTAGAAAATGAGTTAGATGATGCTGCTCCTTCTATTCCTGTAAAGTTAACTAATGGAGCAGTAGTAGATCCACTAGGTACATTAATAGATACTTTACCATCAGTTCCTGATGTACTTTTTCCTGGAGTAATGTTAACACTACCTGCAGTACCTGCACCAAGAGAAGGGCCTGCAGCTATTGCAATAGTACCTCCTGTAGTACTTGATCCAGTACCTCCTTGTACATTAATTGGTCCTCCAGCTAATCCAGAATTTCCAATTACATTTATTGTACCTCCAGAAACACTTCCAGTCCCACTTGCAATAGTAACAGCTCCTCCTGTTCCTGAAGTAGAGATTCCTCCACTTATGGAAACAAGACCACCGTTTCCTGAGTCAGCATTACCACCTTTAAGGTAAGCAATACCTCCATTTCCAGAACCTGCTGTAACACTTCCAGCTTGGAATAATAAAGGTCCTCCAACACCAGTACCAGAAGCTGATCCCCCATCAATACTAACAATACCTCCATTTATATTTGCTGCATTAGCATTTGCTCCAACTAAATGTAACCATCCTGGGCTTCCACTTGATGACATTGCAATGTATTGATTAGCAACAGATCCATTAAATCCAAGACTATTGTTTATGTTAAAGTCATAATTAAAGAATGCAGTCGGTAAAGAACTCCCTACAAATACTTGCCCTGAAGCATTAACTGTAAGCCCTTCGTTTTGCCCATCACCACTTAACCATCCTAGGCCATAGATGTTATATCCAGCTCCGTTTAGGTTAGCAGTTAATGTAGTTAAACTTGCTGCAATTGTGATAGATCCTGCACCGTTTGTGACTGTTACATTGGTTCCTGCAGTTAAGTTAGCAAGAACTGGACTAAGACCTGTACGACCTATTGGAATTTGACCGTTAGTTGCAACTCCTAAAGCTGTTAAAGCTGATGTTCCGTTTCCTACAAATAAACTATTAGCAGTTAAAGTAGCTAAACCTGTTCCACCGTTAGCAACAGGTAATGTTCCTGAGATTCCACTAGTTAAGCTTACAGGACCTGTTATGAATAAAGATGTAGCATTATTACAGAGAGCTAAGTTAATATTAGCAGGGTTAACTTGCAAAGTAATGTTATTACTTGCAGTTGCTACAGTCAATAAACTATCTAAAGACTTAATTCCTTTAAAATTCAAAGTGTTTTTATTTGTCACACTTACAAATAATGCCTCACTTGATGCTCCTAATGTATTTAAAGCAGGGAATAAATCTTGAATCAACAACTTGTAGTTAGCTGCAGTTCCATCTGCTAAAGGAAGGTAGTGAGTAGCCCCTATGCTTGTTTTAGCAATTAGTGTAAGAGAACTTATAGGTAATGACATGTTATTCTAATTTTATTTTGGATGAGTCTTCTAAGTAAATAAACGACAGATCTTCTAACAAAAGGTAAGGAATGGTATCCACTATAACTACCCCAGCTGTAGAATCTGATATAATACAGTCTTTACAATATGATAAAGTAAAGTAATTTACAAATGTTTGAATGTATGGAACATTGCTTGATGGAGTAACTGTTCCTGTGTAAGATACTCCTGGCATTGCTGCTCCATTGAAAATACAATCTAAAGATGAAGTAGCATCTTTTCTATTTAGAAGATAAAGAACTAGTTCTAGTTTTTTAAGTTCTAAGGTTGAGCATTTTACAGCCCCTACAATCTTGTTGTAGAATCCTGTACCTCTAGCATCAAGACATAGACCTAGAGTGCTCAACATTTGGTCGAACGTTACATTATTTATTCTATCTGGAACGTACCCCATATTTCCTGTTTAACATCCACAAGCACAAACTTCTGTACAGAATTCTTTGGCTTTGGTGTATTTATTAATTGCGTCAGTTACATTGTTGTTAATTGCACTATACTTAGCAGATTCTGCTAGCAAGTGAACTTTTTCTGCTCTATGCAGATCCTCATCACAACGATCACAATCACATGTGCAATTAATTGCATCATTTACTAGAGTAGCTATACAGCAATCTAGTTCACAGGTTCCTACCGAATATTTTTCAATGCTAACAGCTGATCCATTTAAAGCATCAATGGTAATTACCCCATTAAATACTTCATTAGCTTGTACAGATGTAACTACCCATTGCCAGATTGTACCACTTGTATTAGTCAACGTACCAACAGTAGTTGAATTAAAAGTAGTGGTAGTAATTTCGTTAGTAAAATTTGCTGGAGCAGGTTGCCCTTGAAACAATGTAGTAATTGTTTTGCAGTCAGCAGAGATTGTAACACTGGTTATAGAGGTAATAGCCATTGAAGTTAATTTGAATGTAAAGATAATAAAAAGTAGGGGATTTGACTCCCCTACTTTTAAAATAGATTACAGATTAAAGCAATTGCTCAGAATCAGTACCACCAGTGTAACCAAATACTGTAGCAAGTTCTGAACCAGTAGAAGCACCTGCATAAGATAATGCAGTAGAACTAGCACCAGCATAGATACGTAAAGTGTTCAACTCACCTGCACGAGCAATACCAGTACTTTGAGGCCAGCTATGATTGTATTGAATTTCAATTACATCATACTTGAAAGTAGGCTGAGCAAACTCAGGGAATGCAAATGGGAAGTACATACGGTTGAAGTTACCATAACGAGCACGTTGCTTCTTCTCGTCTCCTAAAGCTACGATGAAGTTAGATGCAGCTGCTGCAGTAGGCATAGTAGATACAATACTAGTAATGAAGTTATTAGTAGATCCATCAGAATATTGAGCAATCAAATCAAATTGCACTCCGTAGTGACGAGCAGTAAGTACTAAAGTACTAGTACCACTTGTAACAAAGATTGCATTCAAAGTTGGGTTAGCAGCAATTGCATTTCTAACATACGTACCAAAAGCAGTAGTGTCAGCATAAGTTCCAGCAGGTACTTCGATGTTGAAGATCATACGACCTGCAGCAAAGTTACCAACCAATGGGAAAGTGTAACCACCACCAGAAAGGTCATTGTAAGCATTGCTTGGATTAGCAAAACTGTTGTAATCAGTAGGTGCAGTACGAAGTGCAATACGGATCATTACAGCTTTAGAAGCAGTAGGCAATGCTGACCAAGTTACTGTTTGTGCCTGTACAGTTGGTGCTACAGTAGCATACTTACGATAGTTGATACGTTTGATATCCTTCAAGTCAATGATAGGAGTAGAAATAACATTACCAGAAGGCATTGTTTGAGTCAACTGAATACGTTTGAAGTTTGGAAGTTTGGTAGTTGCATCAAATAAAGCAGTTACTACGTTAATAGCAGCTCCTGAATTTGTAATACCATCCATATCCCAAGCAGCCAAACGAGAACCAGTAACAGCATTATTATTGCTGAAAGTGGTTGTAGAATACATATCAGGGTTATTGATAACAAATACCTGACTTAGATTTGAAGGTGCCATTTTGTTTAAAGTTTAGGCGTTTAACACATTATTTAATTATTCACTCTCGAATGTTTCCATTGTTTGAGTTTGATACCTTGGGTCTTGAATACCTTCCAGTATACTTTTTACAGTCATCTCAACTATTTCATGGTGAGTGTGAACGGCTAATTCACATCCTACTCCATTAGTATATGAGATTTCTACAGGTTTCCGAATGTATTTTATTTTAACACTCGGTACTACAAATTGATTATCGGTGTAAACATCGATGTAATTTTCTTCGATTGTATATGTTGGCTCTTTGTACCAGCTCATGTTGAATGGATCGTCCATCATATACAAAATATCGTCATGTTGTCCAAATGAAGCTAAGCTTATTCTATAGCTACCTGTTGGATATGTTCTAGTCGTTTTAGTAGTTGTTTCAGTTACAGCATGCTGCACATAAATTGCACTTGCCATATTGCCTGGCAATATCCAGGTTGATTGCACTGAAACAGGATTTCCTCCTCCCCAAATTGTACCGTCCCAAGAATTATTAACTAAATAAACTTGATTACTATCTAAGTATGGATTTTGTTGAGAAGTTGCTCCAGCTGTTCCTTCTGGGAAAGAAGTTGCAGGTCTTATACCAAAGTTATAGTTGTTGCTGTCATAGAGTTGGTCTGTTGTAATCGTTTCCCCGATAGGAAGATTCATTATTCCCTCCCATTCTGACATTGCAGTACTCCATCTGTCAAAGGTAGTTAATACGTACCCAGGTGCAGGAGGAGTTAAGTCAATTCTTACACCACTTGCAACTTTTTGCACTGGTGTTATTAAGTTTTGAATATTTACGTTACAAGTAAAGTAAACTTCGGCTCTTACTGATATTAAAAACAAATAGTCTAGTGGAAAGGTATACCGATCCACATAGACATTTGAATAGTTTGAAGTATAGACAAGTCCTTCGGCAGTAGTAGCACCTGAGTTTTCTACTAATAAGTTACGAAGGTCATCTATTCTTTTCTGTGACTGTTCGAAACCTTTCCCCAAACGATTAGACGTGTAGTTAAATCTTTGCTTAATGAATCTCATCATAGCAAGGTTCAACTCATGGTCGATCTCCTGAGGTAATAAGTTGTCAACCTGGAAGGATGCAATTTTTTGCACCCCTTGGTTGACAGCTATATGCATTTCGTTAACAGTCATTGACTAGTTAGTTTTAGTGTTTTACTTCTTTTAAACGAGCTCTCATAGTATTTACTGCTCCAGAGTTTTTCTTGTTTTTGAAGTAAATGATTGTGTCTTTAATGTCTTCCCCTAAAGTTTCGTCCTCAAAGATAACTTGATTTCCGATTCTTCTAAGTACTGACTGCTCAACCATTTCTTCAATTTCTGCACGTAGTTCTAGATCTGCATCTAAAGCATATCGTAAGAATTTGTCTGGACCAGCTTCTTTAAGCTCGTACAAATTGTTTTCGAGTTCAATTTCAGATAATCTTGAAGGATCCCCTGAAGTTAATACTCTTGTAATTGCTCTCATCTTATCAAAGTTTCCAGTAAGCTTGATAAATTCTTTATCAGCATCCTTTTTAACTTGAACTCTAGCATGTTTCTTTAACAAGTCTTTAGCTGGATCGTAGATGTAAAATCTCTTTTCAGAGTTGTTTCTCATCTCTTCCTCGTTTGCTGCCACTTGTCTATGCTTTTTACACCATTGATAATGAATAAAATCCATTACATTCTCAGGCATACCAGTTTCATCTGTGTCAATGTTTAGTTCAACTCCCTCGAAAGGAACTTTTAATGCTAAACTTGCCCAGAAGTCTTTGGTCTTCTCTGGCCATTTCTCATGTCCAGGTGGTACATCAATTACTTTTGAGAGAATTTTGTTTTCTTCTTCTCCATCCAATCCTTTGAGTGGCTGACGGTTCACATAAATTGAACCGATTTTGATCTTTGCTCCTGCTCGGATCTCTTTTGGTAAGTGGTTTAAAACCTCTAACCTTCTGATTATAACTGTCTTCATTTTGTTTTTGTTCTTTTTGTATTAGTAAGTATTAGGGGAAAGAATAACCTAATATTTTAAAACTATAAAGATAAAAAGGAGCAGGCATTTACCTGCCCCTTTTTTAGTGCAAACCAAACACAATTTACGATGCAATACACTTAAGATCCAAGCTTGTATCGAAACGACGAAGTAAGATACCAGCAGTCTTAAGCATATGAACAGAAGCACCGTCTATATCACTAGCACGGCTATCGTTGGAAGTAAATCCTTTAGGAACTACTGAACCAGCAACACACCAACGAAGTAACTCACGACCTTTTTTATTGATCATTTGTAAGTTGTTTTCTCCGTCATAAGTTGACTGGTCAACGAATACCATACGGTAAGATTCAAGTGGAAGACCTGATACTGGGTGCTTTTGAGAAGCTTGAGCAACAGGACCGTGGTCAAACAAGTGAGACTTCACTACATTTACTTGGTAACCATCAACGTGTTGGTAGCTAGTGAAGTAACCGGTAATTCCCAAGTTACGACCAGATCCAGTGATGAAGTATGGTTGAGTAGTTTGTAAGAAAATATTGCTACCATAGTAAGACTTAAGAGCTTTGTCAAACTCACGAGCTCCACCAATACCAGTGTAAAGGGTAACTTGCTTGTCTGTAGCATCAGTCATACCATAGAACAAATCTCCAATTGTTTCTTCAAGTTTAGTTTGAGTCAACGTAGAGTAAGTGTCTTTGTTGATGATTTGCTCAAGAAGACCAGGACCTGAAATAACTGGCTGACCATTCTCATCCAACATGGTAGAAACACCAGATGCATCGTGAGTTTTCTGACCGTACCAGTAGTACATTTCACACTCTTCTTTGAACTTCAACATGTGACGGTACTCTTCGTAATCCATCCACAATTTAGTCTTGCTACCTTCTTTCAAAGGAAGTTCGAATTGTGCAACGTAATCTTTAGCATTTCCAGAGAAGTGATAAGATTTACGGATAGTTCCAATTTTAGAACGAACTAAACCTGGAGCAGTCCAGTTAGAAGCATTTCCACGAGAGAAATCCACTCCAACGTTAGCATACAATTGACCCCAAAGAGCACCAGCAGCTACATCGTTAGCAGGAACGTTAGCAGTGTCAGGAGATACAATTCTTAGAGTGTATTTCCAACCTGCACCGTCTGCAACTGGCTCAGCCATGATACGTGCCAATACACCTGATTGAGAAACAAGAGTGTAAGGGAATACGAACCATTTGTCTGGGAAAGTTAAGTAGAAAGGAGCTCCACCTGCACCAGCAGCTGCGGCCAATCCTACAACAACAGGACGAACATTAATTTCGTGTGTTTTAACACGGTACTCATACTCGAAACGATCGATAGATTTAGTGTTTCCAACACCTTCTGTTAAGAAAGATAATGGGAACTTTTTCTCTTCACGACCGGCTAGGTGAGTGATAATAGGAGATAACTCCTCTGGACGTTCCATAAGTGCATTAACCAATGAGTTAGTATCGGTCATCTGACTATCGTTATAGTACGTCTTTAAAACTTGCATTACTGACATGATTCTTAGTTTTTAAAGTTAATTTGCGTTATTTTTCAAACAGCCTCTTTACATCCAGTTGGTCTGGATCAAATGTTTTTATTTTCCCTTTCTCAGCCTTTCCGAAATTCTTTACTCTTTCTTGATTGCTTTGAATTTTTTGTCTTAAGTTTTGTGCACTTGCTGATTTAACTTTAGTTGAGATAATATCACTCAACTCAAGCTTCTTATACATCAAGTAGTCCAATGCTAACTTAGCATCCATTTCTGCAGAAGCATAGTCAACGTCTCTTTTAGTACGTCCTTGCTTATCTACAGGTTTAGAGATGTAGTCAAAGAACTTTGCTTTCTCACGGTCTGGAATTTTAATCCCAGCAAATTCTTTTCCTTGCTCGATTGTAGTTGCAACACTCTCCCAAAACTCTTCAGTTTGTTGTTGTTGTTGTTTTTGTGCCTCTCTTTGACGAGCTACAATTTCTTCTCTTTCTTTAGCTTGACCAGCAGCAAGATGTTTTTGTGCATTTAAAGCTCTGTCATATAATTTGCCAGAGTCTTCATAATCCTCAATCATATCTTTGATGAAATCATCATCATGCCCCTTTTCTCTTAAGTATTCAGTTAAAAATCCTTTTTGAGTTCTAGCGTCATCTTTGTCCATTTCAATTTGCCCATAATCCATTGATGGGTTGTAGGTTTGAAAGAACTTATCAGGATCTCCACCAGCTAGTACAAAGTCAAGATGTTTTTGCACTGTAGGGAACTGCTCAAACAATGCTTGAAGTTGATCTTCTGCAATCTCTTTAGCAACGTCTTTAGTAAACTCTGCTAATCCTTCCTCGGTATCAGCATAATCTTTTTCTAATTCGTAGCCTAAAGCTTTTGCAATTGAATCTGTGATAGAACCTTCACCATCATCCTCGTCTTCTTCATCATCTACATCATCATCAGAATCATCAAAGACTCCTTTTTTAGTAGATGACTTACGAGGTGCAGGATTGTTGTCCTCATCGTCATCAGCATCATCTTCGTTATTATCATCGATGTCTTCATCTTGATCTTCAAGATCGTCATCATTGTCAATATTTTCAGCTTTATCCTCTTTTGGATTAGCTGCCTCAAGTCCATCTCCTATAAAATCGTCGAAAGAGATGTCTGAGAAATCTAATTTGTCGTTTGGTTTACTCATAGATACAAAGGTATTACTAGTTTTTAATCAAAAAGCATAAATTTTATTTTTATACTTTGCTTTATTATATCACACTCGTCGTTTTCTACCTACACAAGTGTAGCATTTCTTTTCTGCAAAACCTCCTGTTTTATGTACAAAAGTTCCTATACTTTCCTTAGACTTAGGTTTTATACCTGTAATAGGAGTAATTTTTGCCATGTTTGCTTTTACTTTTTCTAAGTAATCAAACTTTATTTTATCTGGATCAGGATTTCCTATTCCATGATAATAAAAGTCTACAAGATCTTTACTCTTAGCTTTTGATGGAGAATTCCATGAAAGAATAGCTAAGTCAAGAGCCTTTTCAAAACTATAATCAGGGTTATCTTTTTGGAGTCTTTTTGCAATGTCTGTTAAATTAGCCATTGCAGATTCTAATTGCACAGCTTCATTATTTGCAAAATTACTTTGATCTAATCCAAAAGATTTTCCTGTGCTTGAAATTTCCTTTTGCTTGAACATTCCTTTAGATGGAATTGTACTATTGGTTGAAAATTTAGGGGGCTTATTATATTTAGTTGCATACAGGTGCCCAATAGCTTCTTTTACATCTTTAAACTCCCCTGAACCTACTAATTTATGAGCTTCCATTTCTAATCTAGCATTTCCAGGGAATGGTGCTAAATTTTTGTTAGGAAAGTATGTTAAAGCATTTCCTACTTTTTTAACTGCATTAACTCCTGATTTTACTATAGGAGTTAAGTTTTTTTCCTCTAATTTTTTCTCAAAGTTGACTTTTGCTTTAGCTAATTTTGATCCAGGTAGTCTATTATTTAATTTAGTTTCTTGTGCCCCAATTCCCATTACAGCTCTGAAAACTTGGTCAGATTCGTCTGGATTTAAATTTAATGTATGTTTAATTTGTGTTTTGTTGGTTTCGTAGAAATTTTTAAATGATGGAAATTTTGAGTCAAATTCTATAGACCCTGGTGTGTTAATTTGTCCATTTTTAAATAATCTTTCTGCAATTTTTTCTTCAGCACCTATAAATTGTTTAGGTCTTACTATACTTCTAATACCATAATTACCACTGTTTGAGTAAAAAAGATTACTCTGCAAAGGAACAGGTATTAAAGTGTTTCCTAAACCTGATTCAAGTATTAACGGCTGCCCTTGCTCATTTCTTCCTACTATTGTAGCCCTGTGTTGAACTCCGTCTTCTTTTAAAAGACCTGTAACAGGATCTTTATCTGGAAACGTTGTAACAGATCCAGGGCCCATCATAACTTGATCACCTATTTGTAAATTACCTATATCAAATTTATGGAATGGTTGTTTTCCACTATCATATACAACTTCTCCCCCATGTCTAACCATTTGATCTCTAGTATACCAAGCATCAGCAGCATTTTCATTGTATGCATACGGCTCCGATGGATTTAGTTTATTCCAAATAGATTGTGCAATGTGATTTGAACTTTCTGCACAAGCTGCTCCTGGAGGACAGTATTTTAATTTATGTTGCTCTGCAGCATCTAATTGAGCATCTAAACTTGGTAATGGTTTTCCATTTACTATTTCTGTATTAAGTCTATGTATTACAGTATTTGGATCAAATCCCTCGTCCATTACAGAGTTGTATGGAGGAAGTTTAGAAAGTTCTAAAACTCTTTGTTCAAATTTAGGACCTTTTTCTTTTAATAACTGTAAATTTAAATCTGGAGATTGCCCTAGTTTAGTACCTGTTAATTCTGGATCTACATATTTTATAGGAGAGTTTTTAAAAGCAGTATACTTTGGTCTAAAACTATTCAAGACACCTATTCCTATAAAATCTGTTCCTAAAAGAGCTGCCTCCATTGCGGCATTTTTATAATCTCCTTTTTGCCATTTTTTTAAGTTTTCAGGTATTTGAGATGTAGCTTGTCCTGCTCCATATGCTTCTACTAAATTACCTAAACTTAATCCAGGAATACTTTTAGAAGAATAATTCCAAGCTGCTTTAGCAGCCTGCCCAAAAGCACTTCCTCCTAGAGCTTCTCCACTGCTAACTAATGCTGGTATACTTGCACCAGCCATAAGGGCTGTTTCAAAAATAGGAACACTTGGAAGACCTGCGGGATCATTAGGAACATTTCCTCTGTAAGGATGCTCTTCTGCAAATTTTTTCATTTGCTCTTTTTGATTTGCATCTAATACAGCAGCTTCTTTTGTAGGTCCTATTCTTGTCGGAAATACTGGTAAGTCAGCTTTTGGGGTACCTGGTGCAGTTGTATTATATCCCCACTTAGCATTTCTATATTGCTCTACTGTATCCCATCCTGCTGCTTTAGCTTTTGCCCCTAATTCTGGGTTTTTAATACTTTCCCAATCTATAGGTCCTCCTTCATCGTATTTAAATCCACCAGTTGCAAATATAGCTCTACCCTGATTGGGGCCTGATTGCCCCGATACAATTCCCATTGGGGTATCTTGTGATTGGACTCCTATTGGTTGTGGGGGCTGTGGAGGAGTAAACTTAGGGGCAGGAGTTGGAAGACTAGGAATAGCTGGCATTTCAACAGCTTGTGGTTGCATATCCATTTGTGGGTGTTGGCCTCCTTGTTGTGCAGATTGCTGTAACCCAGATTGTTGGGCAGCCATACCTGACATTTGTTGATGCCTTTGTTGATCTTGGAATTCAGCAATTAAATCTTTCCCTTGATCGTAATTTGCATAAACATCTAAGATACTGCCAGGATATCCAGCAGCTCTTGCTCTATACAGTAGCTCCTTCCTAGTAGCGTTATCCATAAGATTTATGACAAGAATTTAAGCTTATACTTAGCCGAGTTTAAAGTCGTTTTAACGTTGTCTAACTCATTGTTAATTTCTGAGTAAGTTACAGTATCTTGTAGTTTAGAAACTTTATTATGAAGTTCTTCAATATAGCTAAGTGCTTCTTTAACAGAAGTCATTACAGGAGCACATACATTTGATGGCATATCTGCAGGATAGTTTGGGATCTCTCCAGTTGCACCTTGATAGCTTTCTGCAACTGTATCAGCTAAATCAGGAAGTTCATCATACAATTCGTTAAGTGCTTTATGAGCAGCAAAAGAACCAGGCCCTGTGATTGTTAAATGTAGAATGTGGAATTTAAGTGCTGCATCCATTAATTCTACTACTAGTCCAGGTACGGTTACTTTACTTTTAGCTGAACTTACTTTATCCATGTACTTCATTCTTTTGTAATTTGTGAACCAGCTTTAATATCTAAGTCCCTTTCTTTTAAAGCTATTTCTTGTTGTTTAATTTGAAAATCTTGCATCATTTTTTCTAACGATGCACTGGATGATTTATCGGCAGCTTCTGCTCCAATTAATGCCACTTCAATTTGAAGTTGACGGTCTTTTTCTTTGTCAAGAGAAGCTTGTTGTGCAATTTGCTGCTGCATTTGAACTTTAGCTTGTTCTTGTTGCTGCAGTGCTTGATCTTGTGCTTGTTTAAGTTCCTCTTGAGCTTTTTCAGCTTGAATAATTTTATCTTTAATTTGACTTAAACTATCTGATTCGTAAATAGCAATTGCTGCAGAAAGTGGGAGACCGTTTTGAACAGCTGCTTGAGCCAACCCTTCGATTTTTTGTTTTTTATCAAGATCTTTACCTGCATCTGATACAAAAATTCCGTACTCACTTTCCATGTGAGTCATTGAATCTATATCTAATTCATCAATAGTACCATCAGGCATTACGTACGTGCTTTTTTTACCGTTAAGCCAAGCTTCTTTCGAATAGTCAAGTAGACCCTGTAATTCTCTCTGCTCAAAGTTAGAAAACTTACGGAAGATGTCTTCAGTAATGTGAGAAGATTGAACAATGGATTGCTGTGATGTGGCCTTTCCCTCATATGTTCCCATTTGCCCTTGTCTCTGTCTAGTTACCCCGGAAAGTTTTTCCCATTCTAACATGATAGATTCAAGGAGAGTTAAATATTGTGATATGGTCTTAATTGACATATCTAATACTGACTGGTGTTGAGGGGACAATTGAATCCCTTCTTTGTTGTAGTCAACCCAAGCAATACCTGTACCCTCTACATAGTGCATAAACTTATCCATGTCCCAGTTCTTAGGGATCATGTTAATATCAAACTGAGCTATGATATCTTTACTTCTAGCAATTGCTAATTCAAGACGGTATTTATAGATATTGTAATTAAGCTGATATGGGATACCAAGGCTAATCAACGACACGTTTTGTGAGTTGATGTCTGAGTATTTTCTTCCATTAATTGGAAGTTTACAAATCGATGGATTATCTAAACTGTTTCTTTGGTTTTGATACGGTCTCATTTTGATGTAATAAAGTCCATCAATACGTGTGCCCTCCCAAACTTCATTAACCCATTCCCATTCCATCTTAGCCCCAATTTCTTTTAATTCTTTTGGGAGTTTGTAAGTTTCTTCTACTTCAAATGTCTCTTCAGTTCCTGTATTTGGATCCATGTATGTAACAAATCCAATTCTTTTTCTTGATTTCCAATATACTGTTACAACTTCTACGAGACGGTTACGATAAATATTATCATCTGCCCCAGCTGCTTCTGCACGATAAAGCAAATATGCTTGTGCTGCTGTATGTGTAGGAGTCTCTAACTGAAGAATTTGATCATCAGTTAAATAGTCTCCAAGGTTGTCTATGATTGTAGAGGCATGTGCATACTTTCTAAGTATAGCCCAGTCTCCATCTTCTACAAAGTCGATGTCTGGATCTTTATCAAAGTCAATGTCTAATGGATTAATAACTTCGTAGAAGGGTTCATTACGACGTACTCCTTTGTGTGAATAACATTCTCCAGTTACTAAAAAATGGAAAAATTGTTTTTGAAGTTTATCGTAAAATTCTGTAAAATACATTATGTAATTAAGAGCTGCTTGCCCTTTAATTGCTCTACTATCTGTATAACTTCTATTGAATTCTTCTTGAATTTGCTTTGGGAGTGGCGGCTCTTCAGCTTCCATTCCCTGAGGTAGTTGCCCTTGCTTAGCTAATTCACTTAAGAATTTTGATTTAACATTTGTAAGTAAAAGATTTCTAAGTTTTTCTTCTTTAATGCTGATTGAATCAGAATTCTGAACTGTAACAGTAAATTCAAAAGCTCGTTTAGATTTTTCCCCAAGCAACAAGTCAATGATAGGCTTAATGATAGGATAGTTCCTCATCTTAGATGGAAAGTTTTTTCTAGTCTTTCCATAAGGTTTCAATACGTAGTTGTAATCCTCTTCGTCAATTACACCATTGTAATAATCGTAAAGAGACTTAAGATATGTACGACGTTCACTAATACCAAACTTAGAAAGATTGATAAATGCATCTACACAGTTCTTCTGCCACTTCTCATCTTTTTGAGATAATGGGATTCGTTGTTTTGGGATATGGGCTTGTCCGTACATTAATACAAAATTAGTGTCGTTTTACTTACGGCTATAAAGATAATGATTTTTCACCGATTATTTATTATATCTCACTTGGTATTAACTGTAATTTTTCTCAAACCAATCATTCTTGGAGTTGTCATGGTCATCAAACTTAAGTTCCTTATTGTATAACTCTCGTGTGTGATACATTCCAATCATGAATGCCATAGCTCGGTCAAAGTTACCATTTCTGTTAAATTTGATTAATTCCAAAAGTAAAGCTGGGTCATAAATCTTGTGCATATTGAGAGTTATGTCACCATCCTCGTTGGCCCCTCTCCCACTAACTAACCAGTCTCTGATATACAATTCCCCTTGGGCTTTTCTCTGTTCGGTCATGTGCATACCGTATTGTCGTTTTACTGTTTTACTTCTAAGATCTTTTTTATCCAGCATTTCGAACTCCTCTTGAAGTACATGCATTTTTCTAAATCGTTTGGCATAGGCAATAACCTCACCTCGGTCATTCTCAAACCCGATCTTTGCATTGTAGTATTCAGCCAGCATAAATAGATTTCTATTGTAGTCATCTTGGGTCTGAGGCCTTCCGACATACGAAGCCACAATGATATCATCAGGCTTAGAAATGTTGTTCGGGACTTTAATAACATATGCTGCACCAAGAGATGTAGCTGATGCAGATTTTCCTTGGGCATACGGGTCATGGCATACTATGTATAAATTTTTTGGGATGATATCTTCAATCTCTGTTTTATATGGAGGCTCGTATACAACAATGGCCCCGGTTAAGTTATCATCCTTTCTATGTGGGAACTTAACAATGGGTTTAAGATTAAAGTCAGGCCTAAAACTAACTTTACCTTTACTATCGTAGTACATTTCACCTGCTACCCCAATCTTTTGAAGATCGTTAGCAATTACTCTGTTGTACTGTTCTTTTAAAGATGATACGTCAAATGTATTTGCTGTAACTTGAAGTGTAGCCTCTTGTGGAGTAAACGGCATCTCTGCTATGTACTGGTCAAATGCCTTTGGGTCGTTACCTTTCTTTTTCTTTTCTCTTTGACTTTCTTCGTACTCTATTGCTTCGTCAATTAAGCTGTTTCCGTCTTTGTCAATGAACCCATCTAAGTTTTTGTAGATAGGAACGAAATAACCACAGTGTGTTCCCATGGCACCAGCATCCCAATCGTTCTCAAACGGTAAACAGTCATAAGCTTCGGGGTGATAGAACAATTCTTCCATACCTTCAAAGCCTGGTCCCTCTTCTCCACCTGTTCCAAAAGCAACCATTGTTCCGAGTGTTTTAGAACCTTGTCTCATTGTAGGCATTGCTACCTCCCAAGCTTTTAATAAGCCTGCAAAAGATCCTGCCTCTTCAAAAAAGATTAGTTCACCTGCTTTACCACGGATTTTATCTGGGTCATCCTTTAAGGATACTCCAATTATTTGTGATTTAAAGCCTAAGGTAACGTCGGCTCCATTTACATTCTTTTTGTACCCAGATTGCTTGTGCATTTCTCGGTCGATAAGCCTAGGTTGGCTCCAAGCTGTGTTGTCATCTACAAATGATACAATGTCCCAAGCTTTTGAAAGCATTCCATCCCCAATTAAGTATTGCTTATCAGAAGCAAATACAAAATTCTTAGAATTACGAATATGGAAATAGTTACGGCAAAGCATAGCTGCAGCTTTGTAGGAGAATCCCTTTCGACGGGCCTTAAGTACAACGAGATGTTTGTTTTCTTTACGGGCTTTGTCAATTGAGTTAAAGTACTCGTAGTCACCATCGTAAAATGCTGGAAAGCTTCGGTCACGACGTGACATGATTTCACCATCAGGTTGTTCTTCATCTATAATCCTATCTATTGGACAATAATTTAAGTAAAAATAATGAAACCCAGATATTTTTATCCCGTTAATTTCAAGTCCTTGCATGCATCTATGCTGTTCTTGGTCCCAGTACTCGTAGTATTGTTTTGTACCAGGAAGTGCAGCAGTGTAGTAGCCATACTCAATATAATGACTTGCAGCTGCAGCAAATAAATGTGTGTCTTTAAGTTTACTCACTGTATTTGTTAGTTTTTACACCTGCTCTGTTAGGGTTATCTTTAGCTTGTTGTTTTTGAACTAGTTCTTCTAGCCTGTCTAGCCCTTCAATCACTTCTCCAATTTTAGATAGGTTTGATAGTAAGTCTTTTGCTTGATATAGCAACTTACCATTGTCATCCATAGCAGTTAAGTCTATGTCTTTGAAGTATTTCTCAAGCTTGTTTACTGAAGACCTGCCTGCTCGTAACAGTTTTATCCCATGGGTTTCTCCTAGCTCTTGATATTTCTTTACAGCCCCTGCTAATTTTGGGGTAATTACTACTTTTAAGTCTTCCACTAACTTTGCTTGACGTTCTTCATCGTCATATGCTGCATAGTTTGATCTGTGGTCAGCATAAAAGAATACAAAACTTAATTCTTTGATAGTAAGTTTCTCAAACTCTGGAATAGTCATAGCATACACTGATGGTATGACTACATTATTATTTACCGTTAGCAAGTCTTTCATTCTTCCTTCTTTTTAGTTCGTTTATGTGAGCAATCCTAGACTTTTTTGCATGAAATTTTCCAAAATATGGTAGCCTAATTGTTTCAAAATCACCAAGCTTCATAATCTTAGCTGCATACTTGAATTGGTGGTACACCATATCTTCTATTTTTGTAAGAGGAAGATTGTATTTAGTTGCCAGCTTCTGGATTATCGTCTTTTCTTTCATCTTTCAATTTTAAAGGTTTTCCGTTCTCCCCAACTTTAATTCTTGGCCATCTTGATGGTTTGTCTGGACAGTTTTGAGATTGCCATGAACCTTTAGATTCTACCCAGCACCCACACAAGCTGCATCTTCCGTCACCTTTATCATCTGTTATTAAGTTTGGACATGCATTACATGCATCCATTCTTTCTAAAAATTGTTCTTCAGTTACAGGTTTTAATCCTGAAGCAACATGCTTTGCTACTGCTGCTGCAAAGTTTCCAAGCATTTTAAGCTTTGATGGTAATTTACTCATTTGGAACTTCTGTTAATTGTAATAATAATACGTTTCCTTTCCCATCTTGCACAACTGATAAGCACATTGCATCCATATAAAAGTATGTGATTACTTTATTTGAATTTATTGTAATCATTGTGGGGTAATGTTGATTTGTACTGCTTCTTTTTTAAGAAGTGGGGCCAAGGCATAACCATTAGCTGTTTGTACAATAGCTTTTTTATCTTTCAATCTTTTAACGTAATTGTTTAAAGTGTTGTGGTCCTTGATCTCCATGATTTCTGCTACTTTTCTTTTGTTAACAGGGGAGCATAGGTTTACAGTTTCACTTAAGTCAATTAAGTTAGCTAGAACTCTTAACTCTGTGTCTGTTAATTCTAGGATACCGTTAAATACTTGAAGGAATTTAAGGGTATTATTTGTTTTGATGTTAATCTTCCTCATCTTCAATAATTTTACCGTTATCTAAAAGCTCTATTTTAGCTCGACCATCGACAATACGAACTTTGCATGTTGTGGAGTATGAGTTGAATTCAGTTAGATGCTCATCAATGTTTTCTCTTGTGATCAAGAAAGTCAGGAATACTTCAAGCTCTTTTGCAGCTTTTAGTAATCCTGTTCTTTCTAATCTTGCAGACTGAGCTTCTAGTTTCAATGTCTCATAGTCTTCTATGGTCATTGTAACTGTTCCTGTCATTTTACTATCCCAAGAACTGCCATTGATTCATTAATCATAACGTACTCTGAGTCATTTAACTCAACGATTACTCCATCACTAGATGGGTGAATGTAAACTACATCCCCAACTTTGCATTTGCAATCTGGGCCTGCAGCTAGTACTGGAAGTACGTTAGAACGAAGTGCTGATGCTGATCGATCTGATAAGATGATACCTGCATCTGTTACTTTTTTGTCCGGTTTTGGGACTACCAACCAGTCACGGGTTGGTTCAAAATTTAAATTTTCCATTTGTTATTTAGTTTGCTTGATGCAAATATAACAAGGAATCTTATATAAGCAAATCTTTTATTTTAGAATTGCAATTACAGTAGTAGTAAGGAATAGAGTAGTTGTGAGTACAAATGCTCCTGTTGCAATCTTATATGTAGTTAGATTCTTGTGGGTTGTAGTAAGCTCAGAGTTTAAGTTGTCTACATCTAGCTGTAAGGTCCCAATTTTTTCAAGGTTTATTTTATTTGAATCCTGACATTTAACATATGACTCATTTAATGCTTTGATTACTAAGTCTTTATCAGTTAATCTTATTTCATAGGATTTAACATTTTGGGTTAAGAGGAATTCACTCTTTTTACAAGCATCAAACTCTACTAATGTCTTTAGTAAAATCTCTTCTTGCTTAGTTGTAAAGAATACTCCGGCCTGGCCGTTGTAGTTAATTCTTTGGGGAGTAAGTTGCCCATAGCTGATCACGTTGAGTGTTATCAGCACTAGAAATACGACCAATGACTTCATCTTTTTCTTTTTTTATGTTAATGATTATGTTTGCATTTGCTAATATCTTGTATTTGTTGATACTATCGTGATAAGCTAGACTATCTACAATGTGCATTGTTTGTATTGAGTCAATCTTGAGCTCGTACAAATCTGATATTACTTTTAATCTAGCATCTGCTTTTGCTTTAGCTTCTTTACTTGCATGTAACTGGGAAACCACTCCAATTAAAAGTGTGGTTAGTACTGCACATGCTAAAAATGCTACTCCTTGCCAAGTAACTTTATTGTTCTGTCTGTTCATTTGGTTTTACTTTAGATAAAATATTTTCTACAGTTGTAAATCCCATTCCTGCTCCGGCCAATAGCAATAGGCCATTGTAAATAAACTCAGGGCAGGCATAAATTGTAAATGTTCCTATGTATGCAATAATTATGCAAGTTAAAAGAGCTAGGGCTGACCCAACTCTTTTAAAACTTACATCTCCTTTAGCAGAGAACATTGATTGTACCCACTTTTTCATTAGAATTCTCTAAGTAAAGTGTAAGTAAATGCATTTCTGCCTGATGTCTCACAAGAGCTAAGCAATGTTTTGAACTGTTCGGGATTATTTAACACTTGACAACCTGCACTCCATTTATCGATTATTGAACTAATGGCTGATGCATTAGCATGGTGTATGTTGATACCAAACATTCCAGTATCCTCTTTACCATTTTCTTCAGCTAAGTCGTTTTTGTTGTTGTCACGATAAACAGTAATAGGTTTAGCTTGTACTAAAGCTTTGTATTTACCTTGATGCATTCCAAGTTTCCAACTGTCGACATATTGTCCTGGTTTAAGAACTGCAGTTCCTTTAGGATTTAGCAAATTCTTTAGCCAGTGTGTACCTGGATTTGTAGTACAGGTAAATATCTGTTGCATAGGACCGTTGATCAAATACATCTGATCATCAAACTTGTCCTTTTCATTAGCCTTAGATCTTACTCCAACAAGGTGTAAGGTTGGCCATTGGTATCCAAGTTCTTTGAACTTGTTTTCTAATTCTACGTAACTGTATTTTTTCATATTATAAATTTTCGTCTGGTATTTCTTCTTGAACCACTATATAATCTCCAAAGATAATAGCTTCTTGCTCATCTAGTGTTTCTATGTAACCATTTTCGGTTATCATTCTGTATTTAGTTAGTATCATCGTGGTGTTGTTAAGATGTTTTCATATCCTATATAGTCACAATAAAATCCTAAAGATGTTGTTCCTATAGTTTTAGCTATACCTTGTTTAATAAGTATATATCTATTTGGTACAGGTATATTTGTTGTATGTGTAGCAAGTAAAGTTCCATTTAAATAAAATGCTACTGATGTTCCTGCTGCATTAATTTCAATTCTTAATTTAAGCCATGCCGCAGCAACTACAGCAGTTGTTGTAGTAGTTAAAGTTCGTGTGCTATTTTGAACTGTTACACATTGCCAATTTGCAGAAGACGCTGTTCCGTTAGCAGTTCCTCCTTCATCATAAGTAAGAAATACTCCATCGGTTTCTGTGGAGTTTGTAGTACCCGAACCAAATCCAAATATCAATCTATATCTATCTGTTAATGTGCTTAAGTTATTAATATAAATAAATGTCTCATAGTTCCATGCGCCACCTCCTAACCATAACTGAACTGTTCCGCTTGAATAAAATATATAGTTAGTTGCAACTACTCCTGTTTGCATAAAAATAACTCCTTGTTGATTTGTTCTTCCCGGAATTAACGTACCTCCCACAGTACCAGCACTTCCACCAGAAGTAAATGTTTGCAATCCATCTAAGGCATTATTTGCTAAAAAGTCAGTAAAGAATGAAAGCACTTTTTTCCCTGCTTCAATGTCTGATCCCCTATCTACCCAAGATGTACCGTTGTAATAGTTTGTTGCATTAAGAGTGTTGTCATAAACTACAAGCCCACTTGCTGGAGAAGCAATAGCGTTCTTTTGCGTTGTGGTCATGCGAGGAGGAAGGAAACCTAATGTAGTTGAAGTAACTTCCATTAAAGCAGATGCAGCACTTGGAGTTCCAACTGAAAGTTTTAAAGCAACCCTCGCCGTTCCATTCACATCGAGCTTGTATCCTGAGTCTGTTATTGTGCCGATGGTTATGTTACCATTACCGAATATGCGCATTCTATTAACTGAATTAGTAAAGAAATCTAAGAGATTATTTCCAACTAAAAAGAAAAACGCATCGCCTGTTGAGTATTGCCCAAATTGAAATTTATTTGAATTGGTAATAAAACTACCACCTATAATATCAACAGAAGCATAAGAGGTATTTTGATTATTCTTAAATACCGCAGATGGTGAAGTAGCTGAACCTAAATTTTCAACGTATAAACCAGTTAATGCTGTAGTTGAAACAATTGAAGTTTTTGCATTAAGCGTATTCGTTCCAACCCCCAATCTACTATTTGTATTATCCCAAAAGAAGTTAGTGTTGTTCTGCGCTATGGTTGTTCCATCACTAAATAGAACGCTTCCGCTTGTTAAAGCTGGCAATGTAAACTTTGCATTCCAAGTAGCAGCCGATGCAATTCTTGAATCAGCTAAAGTACCAAGCCAAGTTAACGTGTGAGTTGTCCCTGAAGAAACTATTGATACGTTTGTATCGTTAACAAATGTTTGAGCTGCTGCAGTTAAAAGGTTTAAAGAAGTTATTCCCCCACTAGCAGCATTAACTGTAACGTTCCCAACTCCAGTAACTGGGGAAATAGTTATGTTAGTTCCAGCTATAATTTTAGTAACCCCTGAGTTTGAGATAGTTGTAACCCCATCTTTAGTAGACGATTCTATCCCCGTACCACCTTTGATAAGATCTGAGATGTATCTAAAGCTAAAAGTTTGTGGACGATTTATGTTCGAGAGAGATACTAAAACTTGGTTACTTCTAACATTATCAACCCTATCTCTACTACCACCAGACTCATCAAAGTCAGCTAACTGTCTAAGAGTTAGATCTGACTTGATGGGTTTAGCAGTAAGTTTACTAGGGTTATAAGTATCCATTAATTAAGTTTAGTTCTAGCCTGTATATACAAATGTGACTTCTCTTGCTCTGCAGCCATTACAGCCATTATCCCTCGTAACTCTTCATAGGTAAACTGAATGATTAAGTCATCGTCAGCATTTAAAACTTGGATAACATTCTCATCAATATAAACTACAGCTTGCTCGGCCTCCTCTTCTAACTTAGTAAAAGGAGGTTGATAAATTCCAGTCTTAAGATAAGTTGGCATTTGTATTGAATTTAGATTCAAAGATAGTCAAATTCTTAGACATAGTTATCCCCTTGGTGATTTTTGTGTTTAAAATTGACTTTCAGATTACTGCCGTCTTTAGCCTTCGGAGGAACATTTCTGTCAGCCTATAGTTTTAACCCTCCCCAGTATCCTATATCAATTCAATTTTTGCAACTATTGGGGACAACTTTTCTTAACTATTGTGATAAGAATAGAACCCAACTTCTGACCCCCTACTTTGGTTACCTCAGGGGTGATCGTATTGGAATACGGTTGCAGATGCAAATATAATAATTTTGTTACCCTTGTCCTACAGAATTCTTCTTGTATAACTTAGAAGTTTTCAACTTAGACGTTTTTTTCTTACTGTGAATTCCAGGACGTTGTTTCTTTGGTTTTGGATTGAAGCTAGTAGTATTCGTTTGCTTAGCCATTGATCTTAATGCTTTTCTAATGTTACTCTAAATGATGTGTTGTACAAATATATGCTTAAGTACAATTCCCACCACAATTTACTTTCTGGTCTTACGAACTTGAAGTCCACCCCAATTCTCTGGGTAAGCTTCATCTTTCTTTTGGTTGCTCTAAATTTCATAGGTTTCGTTTATTTCGTTTAGCTGCCACAGTATAGACAATCCTCACCATCGTCATCATAAAATCCATTTACGATTCTTTGACACTCCTCGTTAATCTGTTGGTCATCCCAGTCAGGGTTCTTCATCTTAACTTGGACTCTTAAAAATTGGTATTGTTCTAGACTGTGCATGGTGACAAATATACATAGAAAATTGTTACCACACTATAGTAAGTAATGTCCGTTATAACTCCCAAGACTGTTTGGTTTTATACCCTGTATGATACTTTAATGTGGTTTTTGCATAATGCAATACCTTGACGGGTATGTTTTATAGTACAGATATCAGGATTAACCTGACCCCATTGATATGAATTAGATGTGGGTAATAACACTTGTCCGATATAAACGGACAACTCTTGTCACAAATTTAGCAAACTTTTGTGACAGCTATAGTGGAAAATAATCTACAAAATCGAGCCTTTAGTGGAAAATTTTTGCCAAACTCCGTAACAAAAAGGTGCCAAACTCGGAAGTTTACCGAATTGCTGTGTATGATTTAACATGCATTAACATATAATTTTGGGATAATGACTGATACAGCATGCAAAAGCATATAGCTGGTGTACTTAAACCCAGAGGTCATGTACTTAAATTTAGAGGTGGTGTACTTAAAGATGGTTAGTGATTGTAACCAACTTGTGACAGTTTATCACAGGTTAAAAAATTTTTTATGGTGGAAAATTTTTAATGGGGAAATTTTGTGAGAGTGAGTCCCTACATAATAAAAGACCCCCTCTAAGTTTTGTGGATTCGACATCCACGGTACTAATATTTATTAACTAAATCTTTTAAGCTATGAGTGAAAAAGTCGATGTTTTCTTCACACCTACCTATGCCAAGGTATGTTCTAATAAGTCGGGAGACGTTATTAGCCTTTATCTTTCTAATGCAACTCGTACAGCAGTCGAGATACAATCGAAAGTTAAAGATGGTAAAGTTACTACTCTTAAGATTAAGGCTAGAGCCAAATCTACAGAGAGTACATCCTTAAACCAATTTGTTGGTCTAGAGGATCCAGCTCTTCCAACCATCATAAAATTCTGTTTGCAGAAGAGGTTGTTAACACAAGCTGAAGTTGATCTACTCCCTGCCCTTGAGGACGAGGAAGAAGATTAACTTCTTGGGCTTTCTAAAGAGAGGGGACTTTGTCCCCTTTTTTTCTTTAGAAATTGTGAAAGATACAGATTACAGTTGTAAATATTATACCGGCCACGGAGTGGACGATCTCTCTATTCTTAATGTTATCCTTGATACCATTGAGGCTAAGTGATTGATTACCAGGGCATACACACTACAATACAGGTAAATAGAATGATACCTTCAAATCAATCTATCAATATTATATAACACAATAGTATGAAATACTTCTTATTGTTTATCATCATCATTGCTATGCTTGACAGCTTTGCACTGTTGTATTTCTGTGTCACATTACTTGAGCCATCAGTATATGTACTAACATTTGTATCACTTGTTAGTGCCTTTACTATATGGTT